AGCTTCACCGCCTCCACCGCCGGAACCTCCAAGTTTCTTATAAATGAAAAGATCGTGAAGATTCATATGCCACACTCCTCACTGAGGATGCCACTGTTCGTTCTCAGCATCCCATGCGTTAAACTTTTTTGCATCCATCTCAAGACAAAGGGTGCCATTGGGAATAGGCTCAGTTTTTCCAGACATGGTTTCAATCTCAGTGGGCTTGTCATCTGTAGAAAGACAATAGCCCTCAGGACCATCCGGAGTAAACTTCCAAGTAAACATCTTGTTCCTCCCTATCGATTATGTGGCCTTCCAAAGAGCATCTGATAAATCTGATCTGCCTGGTTGGAAAGCTGATTAAATTGCTGCTGGGTCATTTGGCCTGACTGCATAAGTTGACGTACTCCAGCTTCAGGCGTCATACCCATTTGATTTAGATTATTCATCATCTGCCCGCTAGCCTGCTGAAAAGCTTGAGGACTGGAAAATGGATTTGCTTGCTGCTGAGTTTGTTGTCGCCTTTGCTGAAATTTCTCGAACACAGGATTCATTTCGACGGTGCCTCCTCACCAAGATTTGTTGGAAAGAGTTGATCCAGTTTTCCGCTCATGCTTGAAACTAAATTGTATAGCTGATTAAATTCAGTCTTCGTAACAAACTTAGCTTCCTGCCCGAATGGAATCTCATATACATTTTCATAGCGAAAGCCATGTAGCGGGTTCTTAATCTCACCATTTCCATCAGTTTCTCGAATGTAAACAATTTGATTGTCAGGATCTTCAAAGTAAAGTATTTCATTTGGAGTTCTGACATAATTAAGAACATCGTCAATACTATGAACCCAGTTCATGTTCGTTTTAGGCTCTTGAGGCTGAGTTGCTGCAGCCACATTTGCTAAAGCTATCATCGGGTTAGGTGCTGCTAACCGTCCGGCAAAATTAGTATTGCCTGTACTAAAGATGTTGCCAGTACCATTGCTGCTCATGTTTCTATTCCTTTCGTCCAATAATATATGACAATTTCATTACCTGAATCCCAGGTGTCATAGTAATCACCGTTGACCACAGTAACTACATGCTGATCTAATGCTAAAAGATATGCTCCTGTTGGATGGTCCCTACAAAAGTCTTTAACTCTATAGCAATATGGACATGCATCAGGAGCAAATCTTCGAACATAGCCAAGCCTGTCTAAATATGCTCCCCATACCTCATTTCCTGAGGGCATATTCTTCAGTTGGAAACCTTCGAGAAAAGTCCCAACATAAACAGAATCCCAATCCTGTCCTGTCAGCTTGCAGATTGCTCGAACTGTGCAGTCACCTACAAACCGTCCATGAGGATTGGGGTTATATGGTATGAAGGCCATTTTGAAATTTAGTAGCCGAACTCTGAAACTTCTTTAAGAAGCCATTCGAGTTTCTCAGCTTCTTCTTTATACATGTTAATAACGCTTCCGCTCTGAGGCGGGTCAAAGACAAGTCTTGCCTTCAGATAGATGTACTGTTTAACATCTTCCATAAGCTTGTCTTCTGTTTGAAAGTCATCCCAGGTAGCAGTATCGTCATAGATCCTAAACGGAGTAGATGGCCCAACACCCAATTGGCATAAACGTGAAAATGAAGTGTTTATGTTAACTATAAGGTCTGTATCAAACACATCATACTCAGCTGAAGGACCAATACGCTGACGGATTGATCGAAGGATGGAGGTTTCTAAAGCCATGTTAAGTCACCTCATTATTTGCCATAATAACTTCCACGTCTAATCATACCATCTGGCATTTCAAGTTCATAAACGTGAACTGTTTGTGCATTATAAGGACTTCCTGAAAAAGCAGTCTTTATATATGCATTCTTTTCTAACTCACTAACTGGCGTTTGTCCAAGAGAACGTATAAATTCTTCTATTTTTTTGTATTTTGCTGTATCCTTACGAATCTGTTTATTCCGCCACATTGTAGTGAAAAGTCCTTCGTCTGAAGGAGTAGGTTTTTTAAACTCATCTACAATCTTTTTCCCTAGTTTTTCAGCGGTTCGTTGCGCTTTATCATAGCGTTTACGTCCAGCATCAGTTAAAGTGCCATCAGAATTTTGATATCTTCGTATACCCCACTTTTGGCCTAAGATGCCATGATGGGAAAGATAGGATTCGTCCACAGACTAAACCCTCCTAACCATATCTTGTTTATAGGCGACTCGGCCATTACCATAGACGCCGCGTCGAACAGCACCCATGTCAAATCTCTCATCGTCAACAACTGCAAGATGAACGCCCACTTCTCCGCGCTTTGCAATAAAGCGAACAACTCGGCCAGATGGCGCAGAAATGTCTCCAACATTCTTATTCATAACTTCAGCCATCTTTCGGTTATAGTCATTTGCCCACGTAAGAGAAATTCGTCCATCGGCATTCTTCATAGGCATTCGCTGATTCAGATCATTCTTGATATAATCATTCAGTTCGCTACGGCTCTTTTGAAATGTGCTATTGTAAATTTTCTTATAATTCTTCTTAGCCCATTTTGTATCTCGCTTTTCTGATCTCGCAGCTTCTCGTTGGAGTTTTCTTCGGCCAGCTGAAGTTAAAGTGCCATCAGGATTTTGGTATCTTCGAATGCCCCATTTTTGGCCTAAAATACCATGATGGGAAAGATAAGATTCGTCCAATGGAGCCACCTCATTTCTTTCGCATAACCCTGTATTCCCAGAGGTCATCAGTTTCTAATTCTCCAAATCCATGTTTTTCAGCAATTTGTCCAGATACTTTGTTTTCCTTAAGATTATTCCATTGGAGATCTTTTATCTTTGTATTTTTCTTGCTATTAAACCACTTAGTCATATCATCAATATTCTTTGATGTATAACCTTGGCCACGATAATTAGGATTAGTAGCTATAGCAATATCACCTTTGCCATCACCTAAATCCCAAACCTCAATCATAGAAACAGGCATGTCTCCGTAACGCTGAATAAAAGTCTTAACAATATCTGATGACTTTCCAATTGCATCTTCATCAGATATCCATTTGGATTCATCTTTACGCATACCTAATAAACGCTTCTCATTGTCTGATAAACTGTCAACAACTTTATTAACATCATCAACGTTCTTAAGTTCACGTTTAGTACGATCTCGATAATAGCGCCTATTACGACCTTCATCAGTCAATGAGCCATCCTTATTCTGATAGCGTCTCACTCCCCATTTCTGGCCTAAGATGCCGTGATGGGAAAGATAGGATTCGTCCAATTTGTTCACCTACTTTACATTTTCCATGGACAAGTATCATTAGGTCTTCTTGCCACATACTCGTATGGAAGGATTAGACTCTCGTCTCCGTAATGAATAGCTTTATGAGTTAAATCTCGGCATGATATAACATACTCAGGGTTCATAAGAAACTGAGTCTGATCTACAATGTCATGCGTGTCAATTGGGTTCATATGATGAATGTAAATAAGTTCGCCTTCTGCAAATGGATGGTCTGGATCTGCAAGGTCACATCCCAAATCTCTTATGATAATTCCTCGTCTAAACTCTCGCCATTCATGAGAGTTATAGAAATTCTGATTTAAGTATCTTTCCCAGCCAAAGGTCTCTGCAGCTACTTGTCCTCCAAGGCGCAAATATCTGTAACGCTCAATGTATGTTGGGATTTGCATTAATTCAGTATACGTACGGATCAAAAGGCACCTCTGTCGTTTCTGTTCTATACGAAGAAAGTGCGTCGATAACATCTTTGTAGAATCCGGCGCGATCTTTCTCAGCTTCGATTGCAGAAGTCTTTGCTCTAAGCAAAGCATTCTCTTCTTTTAGCTTTCGCATCTCTTCTTGTTGCTTGACTGAACCGGCTTTTAGAAAATGAACATACTCTGCTGCAGTTGCAGTACCATTCTGGATACGTTGCTCAACAGCGCGGAAGCTCATTGCTATTAAACGGTTCTCCCATTCCTCTGGAGTCATTGCAGGAGCTGATTCCAGATACTGTTTACCACTTTTACTAGACTTTGTAGCAGCCAAATATACGTTCATCTCCTTTCTGCCATAGTTTCATATGGGTTCTAATGCCTTTTAGGTGAGTATGATGGCAGTTTTTAGTGTCGGAGGTAGCAACACATTGAGCGAACCAGAACGAATGAAAGGAGAAACCCTGCGTATATAGGTCAAATCAACGTAGGAGGTTAACCGGAACATGAGCAAAAACCGGTGGAAGAAACATCATACTCACTTAAAAAGCATTAGAAGAATGCTCCCAGCATCTTTCAGCCGGGAGCACTTGTTCATAAATTAATCAGGGCCACTCGCCAAGAGGAGCGCCGAGAGCTGCAGAAACGTTTACATTGGTGCTGAAGAACAGGCCGTTAATCTGGCCAAACAGATCTCTAGCAATATCCTCATACAGAGTCGAATTCACGCCAAAGTAATCGCCAATGTCATCAGTAAAATACTGAACAACCTCATCCGCAAAAATAACATAGTGTGCGGTAAAGTCAGCAAAACCGTGGACATGCTTAATAGCAACAACTGCAGCATTGTCCTTGAAAGCCTTGTTGAGAAGCTCAACCATCTTATCCTCACTGCAGTCAACTTCTTCGCCATTTGCAGGAACGACCTTGATAGTCACAATGACATTACCAAACTCAATGCTAGACGGAAGCAGAACACCAAGTGCTGCAGCCTTTTCTGCATTATCGACATAAAGATTGAGAATTTTGTTCTCATCATCAAAAACAATATGCACTTCATTATCGTGAGCAAAGAAAGCACAAGTTTCTCTATAAAGTCCAATCCAAGGACTAACTAAACCAAGCATAGCCATAAAAATATACTCCTTCCGTAATTTGTTGTCAGAGGCTAAATCCAAATATAAACCCCCGGAGGAAAATATAAGACCGCCGCGATATGCAGCCCCCCTAATATCATTCTGACCCCTCCCGGGGTGTTATATTGCTATTATATGCTATTTAAGGCACTTTTATATTAATTTTGATCATTTATATCTAAAAATACCAAAAATAGGCCGCAAAGCGCATAGAAGCTGTAAGAAATATGCAGCCTAGAAAGCAATGAATAAGTAATAATGTCTTTATGTCGCTTCTATTTAGCTATTTAAAGTTCTTACTATTCGCTTTCTAGGCTGATTATTTAGCTTCTATGTCTCTTTTCTTTATTTTTTCTTTTTTTTTATTCTTCAGTTACTTTTACATAGCCCACTTCTTCTCCAGTTACAGGACTAATGTATCTCAAATCCATCTTTACAATTTCATCGCATGCATCTTCTATTGCTTGATCCATCTCTTTTTCAGTCAGAGCTGGTGAAATTGCAGCTATTCTTGCTAAATAAGACATCGAATTATAGCCACATTCTTTTTCGTCATATGCTGCCCAACGATCATATTGTGTAAATGGGTTGAATTTGTTATCAGTGGTCGTTATCAAAGTTCTGGCCATTCTTTATTCATCTCCCATTTCATTAAAGTTGTTAAATTCTTTTCTTAAAGTGTCCAAAGATACTCCAAGTTCAGAAGCAACTGTAGAAGGTGCATAGCCTTTGTTAAGCAACATTCTTGCTCTAGATCTTTGAGATGCAGGCATTCCAGTATTTGCTCTCGGCATTGCTCTTGCTTTAAGCTCAGCTGGATCTGAATAACGAATTACTCTTTGAAATTGTGTATCTGATATTGCGCCGGCCTGAATTGCATCCCATTCGGCGTCTGTCAGATTAATTCTATAGCGTTTCTCATGTTTATACCCATTTACTGCGTCACGAGCATTTTCCATCTCTTTTGCGCATAACTTTTTCCATTTATCTTTATCTTCATAGATTGAAGGATCAGCTTCTTTTTTTGCTTTCATAACACTTGTTGCCAAAGCCTGAGCTTGTCTTTCTTTTGGCGATTCCAATTCAGCTCTCAGAATCTTCTTTGCCAAGCTCCCGTTTGGTCCAACAATATCGGCATAAGCTTCTCTTGCGGCTTTACTTTGTTCCAGCTTGCCAGTTGAACGCATTTCTTTTCGAGCTTCATTTGCCAAGGCCTTCAATCTATTAGAGTGATTAGCATATACATTTTCGATGTAGTAACCAGCAGAAAGCTCATTTGCATCTTTTGCTACAGAAAGCGCTTCTTTGGTTTCAACATTCGGTACATACTTTCCTGTTTTCTTGTCTTTATGCTTACGTCCAGTATCTCTGTAGATTATCTCCCCATTATTATAGCGTTCCAGTTCTTCAGGAGTCATGCTGCTTTTCGCATAGACTTCTTTTCTTTCTGGAATTCTAATTTCGCTCTTTGCTCTTGAAATTAGAGTTGACGCGCCTGTACTTGGATTACCATTTTCAGTTGTATGAAGCTGATACTTCTCTTTTAATTGTGCAATGCCATTCTCTTCATATGCTCTTTGCCAATCCAAGTTATGCTTTTCAGCATCGATGACTGTCATAGAATACTTAACAGCTCTTGTAATTTCACTGTCAGTAGCGCCCTTAATCTGCATGTCAGTGATCAGATTCGAAGCCATGCCCATTTGCATGCCTTTATTAAAGCCGTCGCCTTGCATGCCATCTCTACTTTTACCTGTACATCTATTTGTTCCAGGTTCTCTATAATACACATCACTTGGAACGAAATCCAAAAGCTCATGCAAAGGATTATCTTTGTCAGCTTTCATAGACTTAAGCTTTTGGCCTGTTGTCGGAATCACAAGAACTGTGTCGCCGTCATAATCAGCGCCTGACATTTGCTGTGCAACAGATGCATTAATGCCAATAGCATGAGAAGCTTTTGTCCCAAGAACAGATTTCCCTTCTTTGTTCTTGTTGTTGACTGTCAGCCTCGGAATCTGGAAGATACCTTCATGAGGATGACGTACAAGAATCACTTCTTCGCCGTCATTATACATTGGTGCATAGACTTCATTGTCTTTCAAGCTGTTGACAGGAAGAATAGCGAATGCACTTTGTCTTGGAAAAGCAGCAGCCTTCAGATGTACTGCAGCAGAATCACATGTATCAGCAAAATCCTCAAGCAATTTTCTTTTGAGCGTAGGATTCGTAACACTTTTAATTTCATCGTATTCCTGTTTCATTTCAGAATAGCGAAGATCAAGCTGCTGTTTTGCTACAGCCGGAAGCT